CCGACCAGTGAAGCCATTGGACCAGGCCTTCCCCGTGGTGGTATTCGTGGTGGTGAGACAAGTGGTGGAAAGATCGGCCGTAAAGTTTCAGCAACTTTTCCAAATGCTCAAATGGCCAAAGATGCTATCAAAGAGATTATGAAACAGAAAGCTGGAAAAGATATCAAAAACTTTACCAAGACAGAGATTATCCTGACGGCCGGGGGTAGTCGTGGTTCCAAAGCACTACAAAAATTGCAAAAGATTGTACAAAAGTTTAACGGTGAGATGTCTTTCGTTTGAGCGTAAGAGATAGGAAACTATTATGAGTAATGAAACACAGAACATGATTAACGCTGCAACCAACAAAGATGGTGCAGCATTCAAAGCGGCATTCGATACAGTTATCCAACAGAAGGTTGGTGATACTCTAGAGGCGCAGCGTGTAGAAGTAGCTAAGAATGTTTTTGGCAACATTCGTGTACCCTCCGATGTCAATGAAGCACCAAGAGATGCCGCAGATGCCGCCCGTCGTGCTGCTAAAGTTGAGCGTGACGACGTAGAACGTATAGTCGGCCGACAGAAAGCCCGGCGTGAACGAGAAGCATCTCCGGCAGTTCCAACAGTTCAGAAAGTTCAGAAAAAGAATGCCGCAGATAAAAGTCCCGACGCTCTCCGTCGTCGTGCTGCGAAGGTTGATGCTGATGATCGTCAGCGTATAATCGGCCGTCAGCAAGCCAGACGCCAAGCCAGACGCTAAGCTAAAGAAGAAAGCTAATGAAAACATTCTCCCAAATGAAAACTCAACTCGACGAATCTCTTTCGAAAGATATTCGTGGGCTCATGGAACACCTTGACGGTGATAGTTTTCGTGGTGTCGGCGGACCGAATAATTTCGGCCGTGGTGGCTACAATGACCCGCATCACCTATCGGGCCGTGGTCAGTTGCTCGATGTTCTGATTCGAAAGATCAGTCAGCTTGGTGTCGAGAATGACGAGCTAGCCCAAGAGGTTGCCGAAAAGATCGGTTTGGATTTGGGAGACAGTGGTGGTGTTCAGAAGCTACTCAAGATGCTGAAGTGTCACGGGCTGGGTTTGACCGCAGGTGACTTGCCCTCTGAGGACGAAAAGCGTGAAGTGCTTAAAGTTGCAGCAGAGATCGCTCAGCACGACTTTGAACAGATGGAAGAAAGACCCTATGCACCTGAGGCTAGCGAGCTAAAGCGAGCCCCCCGCGAAGCACGAACACCCCCGAACCAAACATCTAATGCAATTGCTGACCCGCTTGGTTATGCAAACGAGGACAACCTGAAAGTCAATGAAGCGGCTCTTAGGGAACGAATCGAGGCTATGCGAGAACAATATGGTTTGACCAAAGATGTCCTTCAACTGATCGAGGATAAGACTGATCGAGAGTTGAAGAAAGGTCTAGCGAGTTTCATCAAAGACTTTAGAGCAGCGAATGGTCGTGGTGGTAGCCGTCAAGTTGCTAGGGAACTTCGTATGGTTATTATGCAGATTGTTTCCTCCAAAAGTCTAGACGCACAGCGTATTACAGCGATGATGAATGAAGAAACCTCTGGAGAAGTCTTTCGAATCTCTTTGGGTGAGGATATTACACCGATTTTGAAGAAGATCGTTGCTAAAAAGACAGCGGGCCAAGTCAAGTTTGACGACGGCAAGCGAGCGACTATTGATTTGTTTACTGCAAGTGCTTTGGTTGTTGTGCATGATAATCTCAACAAAAAGAATCAAGAGAAGTTTCGTCAGGGGTTGAGTAAGAACAAAGGCTCATTCCTCTTTTGGACTAACTGGGCAATGAAACAGACAAGTGGTTCGTTCAGAGCTGATCCAGGCCGTTTGAAGTAATCATGACCAAGGTGAACCAAGCTGATTTGAAAAGAGAGATCGAAGCTCAAGATCGTAAAGACTCTCGAAAGAAGTTTCACAATGTCAGTGCTTTGAGACTTATGCTCGACGCAGCAAAGAAAGTCAAAGACACTAAATCATTTGCAAATGCCTTTACTCCAACTAGTGGAAATAACTCTATAGCTCGAAAGCTGAAACTTGGTCTAAATGTTGTACGAGGACAATGGGTTCTTGAAGATGGTAAGCATAATCCAGGACTCAATCGAATGAAAGAATCAATCATGAGACAAGTAAACGAAGCCCTTGATGGCAAAGAACTAATTGAGTTGCTAATGCAGGCACTTGAAGAAGGTGACGCCGTTCGCGTTACCGAGTATGTAAATCAGATGCTTTCCAACAAGGTAACTTCTGCTCTCGGCGATCAGCGAAAGTTGATTGCAGAGAGTCTATTCGATGAGGGTATCGCTGCGCCTAGACAAACATCAAAACAGGTTGAAGCCGAGTTTAGAGATGTCGTACGCCAATTAGATAAACTGAAAGGCGTAAAATCTTCGGAAAAAAAGAAACTAGAAAACCGTCTTTTAGCTTTGGATAAAAAGAAAGCACTTGCACGACTTGGTTTGGGGGAGGATCTTGCTGACCTTGTAAAGACATCAAATCTCAATCGAAATGATGAAACTGATTCGCCCGAGCCAGAAGATGAACTATTGCCGAATGCAGAGTTGGCCGACTTGGGTGCTGACGAAGATGAGACTTTCGATGAGGTGGTTGACGCCGCGGCGGCTAAAAAAGCTGCGGCTCAGAAAGCATTTGCTGTCAAACACAAGGCTGAATTCGATACGTTGGCCAAGAATTTGGGTAATATGCGAGGACGTGGCAGCAAGAAGGGACTCAGGGCGTTCAAACGGGGAATGAAAGAGGGGAGTGAGTCCGAAAGGCTTGATACCTTTCGAGCTTGATGAATTGGGTCCAGCAAATCGACCTCGCGCCCTTGCTGGGGAAGTAGTCGTCCGGCAGAACAGGGTGGTCCGCAAACCCAAGACCAGAACCGGTTTCAAGATGCAAGCGGGACAGCCCGTGAGAATGAGCCCCGGTGAGCAGAGAGACAAAGAGAGAGCGGGAGTCAAGGGTGCCCGCGTTCGTAAGGGACATTCCGCTTCTATAGCACATAAAAGAGAGAGATCCCTAAATAAAAGAAAGACTATGGGAATCTAACCACATGAAACTACTTACAGAACAAATCAACGATGTTACTTACATTGTCGAAGATGCCAAAGGTGGCGGTAAGAACGTGTACATTGAGGGCACTTTCTTGCAAGCCGACATCAAGAACCGCAATGGCCGCATGTATCCGAGAGAAATCCTAGATGCAGAAGTCAACCGGTACGTCAAAGAGTTTGTAGACAGAAAACGAGCATTCGGTGAGTTGGGACATCCTGAGGGACCCATCATCAATCTCGAACGAGTTTCCCACCTGATTGAAAGCCTCAAGCGAGAAGGCACCAATTACATTGGTCGCGCCAAGATCATGGACACACCGTTCGGAAAGATCGTGAAGTCGCTCATCAAAGAGGGTGCCCAATTGGGAGTATCATCACGCGGCATGGGCAGCTTGCAACAGCAACGAAACGGTTTGAACGTCGTCCGTGACGATTTCCACCTAGCAACCGCTGCTGATATCGTTGCCGACCCGTCAGCACCCGATGCCTTCGTGAGAGGTATCATGGAAAACAAAGATTGGGTCTATGAGAATGGTGCATTCAAAGTCCGAGACTTAGAAGAATATAAACAGGAAGTACGCAGAGCGAGTAGGTCGCAGCTTGAGTCCAAGATCGAAGAATCGTTTGAACGATTCATGAGCGGGTTCTAAAACACTGAATCCATAAATAAATGATGATTCAACCTGTGATTTAATCCAGATTTTCCGGGAGAGTAAAAGTATGACACGCAAAGGTCTAAGAACACGTCTAGAGCAAGCCGAGAACACGGCACGCATCGCTGCCCAAGCGGCCGCTTCTGCGGTCCTAGAAGCTGCCAGTGACGAAGAGGAAGATGAGGATGAGATGGAAGAGTCTATCCAGCCTGGTGATGATGGACGTCCTAAGACCCTCAAGGGTCGGGCAGTTCCAGCAGCAGGTGGTCCTTCCAAAGATGTAAAGCTCGGTTCTGAAGGACCTGATGCTCTTGCAAAGAGTCGCGTTCAAGAGAATCTTCACAATGACGACGAAGAGGAAGACGATGACGAGATGGAAGAGTCTCGCAGCCGTAACCCGCTTGGTCGCCATCTCTACGAAGATGATGACTCGGACGAAGATACAGACGAAGATGAAGATGACGATGATATGACCGAAGCCGCTGCTGACGATCAACTAACTCGCACAGACGATTCAACTCGCTCCGACGCACAGCGTAAGCGAACCAGCGGGGAATATTCGGGTGACATTGGTAACGAGATTACTATGAATTCTCACCCCAAGGTTCCTGTTGGTACAGCAGTTGTTGAAGCACAGATGGCTGGTGAGGGTGCAAAGAGTCAGACTCAAACTACCCCCGGTCGTCCCGAGGATCAACTAACCGATGCTGATAACGATACTGGCCAAGACGGTAAGCGTGCTGGTCAACGTGGTCCTAAGGGTACTGGTGGTAAGCCCTCCAGTGGCGCTCTTGATGCTGCTCAATCAGCGAAAGAACGACCAATCGACCCTTCCGCAGTTGGTATGGACAAGACTGTTGCTGAGGCAACAGCCGCTCTATTCAACGGTGAGGATCTTACTGAAGAATTCAAGAACAAGGCATCCACGATTTTCCAGGCTGCCTTGAGTGAAGTTATGCAGCGACATGCTGCCAACATGACCGAGACTTACAACGGTTATCTCGATGAGAAGGTTGCTGAGATTCAAGAGAGCTTCCAAGCTCAACACAATACGCTCGTTGAGCGTGTTGACGATTATCTTGGCTATGTTGTTGAGCAATGGGTCAACGAGAACAAGCTCGCTATTGAGCGTGGTCTGACTTCTGAGATTTCACAGTCATTCATGGCTGGTCTACACGGTCTATTCAAGGAGCACAACATTGATCTTCCTGAAGATCGTATTGATGCTTTCGAGGAATCGCAGACGCGAATCACTGATCTTGAATCACAACTTGGTGAGCAGATCAATTCGAACGTCGAGCTTCGCAAGGAGTTGGGCGCCAAGACGGTAACTGAAGTATTCGATGAAGTTGCAGACGGTCTAGCTGACACTGACCGCGAACGACTTCGCACTCTCGCAGAGGGTGTTGAGTTCGATACCGAAGATCAATTCCGGGAGAAGGTCGGGATTCTGAAAGAGTCCTACTTCCCTGGTCAGATTGTAGCAAACTTCGACGACGTTGATGGCGTTGACGAATCCAATGAACCGAGTGCGAATGAGGTTCAGTTGGACGAACAAATGTCCTCATTCGTCGCTGCGACGGGACGTATGGCTGGACACAAATCCGCAACGGGTCGGTTCCGCCAAAAGCAATTGAACGGCTAATCCAACGGGAGTCGAAAGCCTTAGATTTATAAGTATCTGTAGTAGCTTGCATTGGTAGGCGACTAGGACAACCACAAAGGGAGAAATCCATAATGGATCTTAATGGAAGAACACTAACAGAGGCGCTCCAGAACAAGTGGGCACCGATTGTTGAACACCCGGATCTGCCGAGAATCGACGATCCGTACCGCAAGGCTGTAACGACTATTCTTCTGGAAAACCAGCAAGAGTATCTCGCAGAAGCGGCCCCGACAAATCAATCCGACGGCGCTGGAGTACAAAATTGGGATCCCATCCTGATTAGCCTAGTTCGTCGTGCCATGCCTAACCTTATCGCTTTCGATATTGCTGGCGTGCAGCCAATGACAGGTCCAACTGGACTTATCTTTGCGATGCGTTCGCACTACACGACACAGACTGGTGATGAAGCTCTCGGTGTCAACGAAGCTGATTCGACGTTCTCTGGTGACTCATCGGGCGCTCCTGATGCCGTTCCCACCGGCGGTCCTTTGAATCCTCCGTTCTCCACCGATCCGTTTGCTGGTGCGTTCAACACTGGTATCGCCATGGACCTTGGTCAAGGTGAAGCTCTTGGCGATCAAGTTAATGGTGACTTTGCTGAGATGGCATTCTCCATCGAAAAGACAACTGTTACTGCTCGCACTCGCGCCCTGAAGGCCGAGTACACGACAGAACTACAGCAAGACTTGAGAGCTGTCCACGGTCTAGACGCCGAGACAGAGCTTGCGAATATTCTCTCAAGTGAAATTCTCGCTGAGATCAACCGTGAAGTCGTTCGAACGATTTACATTATTGCTAAGCTCGGTGCTCAGAAGGACACTACCACTAAAGGTACGTTCGACCTGAACACTGACTCCAATGGTCGTTGGTCTGTTGAGAAGTTCAAGGGACTTCTGTTCCAAATTGAGCGTGAAGCTAACCAGATTGCGAAAGAAACTCGTCGAGGCAAGGGCAATTGGGTCCTCTGCTCAAGCGATGTTGCTTCTGCTCTCTCGATGGCTGGTATTCTTGACCATGCTCCTGCAATGTCAACTAACTTGAACGTCGATGACACGGGCAACACCTTCGCTGGTGTTCTGCAAGGTCGCACGCGAGTCTATATTGACCCGTACTTCCAAGCAACAAACTTCGACCGTGAGTTCTTCTGCGTTGGTTACAAGGGTGCAAGTCCCTATGATGCTGGTCTGTTCTACACCCCGTATGTGCCGCTACAGATGGTGCGTGCCGTTGGTGAGCAGACCTTCCAGCCGAAGATCGGTTTCAAGACTCGATACGGTCTTGTCAGCAACCCATTCGTGGGTACGGATCTCTCAACGGGTCCAGCTGGAACGCCGCGAATCAATCAATACTACCGTATTGTGGACGTTCGTAACCTACTATAATCCTAGTGACGAGTGTCCTAGCTCCGAAACTACTAAACCCCCTGCTTGCAGGGGGTTTTTTGTTGTCTAAATATAGAGAGGAGACTACGCATGGGTCAAGTACCAGGACAACCTACCAACACCAATCCCTTACAACCTACCGGGTTTCGCTTTGCCATTCAGCGATTGCCGAACATTACGTTCTTTGGTCAAGGTGCAAACCTTCCGGGGTTGACGTTTAGTTCCATCGCCTACGAAACGCCGATGTCAGCAACTATTCCTATTCCTGGTGACAGTGTTGAGTTCGAGGATCTGTCTCTCAAGTTCATCGTGGGTGAAAATATGGCAGATTGGATCGAAGTGTATAGCTGGATTCTGGCATTGTCTCGCGTCAAAGCATTGGATCTCGATACCGTGAGAGATCAAGCGGCAACCGTCTCCGATGCAACGCTGTTTATTCTGACTAGTAACCGCAATGTCAACATCAGAGTATTCTTTCGGGACTTATTCCCAACGAATCTGAGCGGGTTGGATTTTGACGCGACGGTGACAGACATTGAACCAATCCTAGGAGAGGCCACCTTCAAGTTCTGCTACTACGATGTTGAAGTCGTAGGAGAAGATGAGATGA